AGATGTTCGAGGATCTGAGCTTCGTCATGTACTGCGCCGCGCACCCGGACGAGAAGTACGACAGCCCGGACGAATGGCTTGACCAGTTCGACACCTTCAGCATTTATCAGATCCTTCCGGAGCTGATCGACCTGTGGGGCATGAACATCAAGACCACCGTGCCCGCAAGAAAAAACTAAGGAAGACAGAGCGGCCAATGACGACTGCTCTGTTTATGCTCCGCTGTGTGCAGCTGGGGCTTAGTATCGCTGACCTGGACCTTTTGACCATCGGCTCCGTGAACGACATGTTCCATGAGCACAGCCGGGATGAGATTCACTGGCGCGAGGAAGCGACCCAGGCGGATATGGATAAAATCTAAGCGAGAGCAGCGGATGTTCCGACAGAATGTGGTGTTCAGAATAACTTTACAATCAGGTTTGCTTCCTCCACTTGACTTTTCCTTTCTCACTCGCTAAAATAGAAAGCGAGAAAGAAAGAGAAAGAAGCGAAAGGAGAGAAAGCAGATGATAGAAGGCGTCGATACTGAGTTCAAGGAATTGGACCGGGTGAAAGGAACATTGCCTGATAGTGTTCCGAAGGAGATAGTAGCCTTTGCAAATACGGAAGGCGGGGAGTTATATGTCGGTATTCGCAATGATGGCAGTGTGGTCGGTGTATCCGATCCAGACGATGTCATGACACGCATTTCCAATGTGGCGCACGATACGATATTGCCCGACATCATGCCGTTTATCCAGATTCGTCCTGTAGAGATGGAAGGCAAGCAGGTTGTGAAAACAACCATAGCGGTAGGAACAGAGAGACCGTATTATCTGGCAAAAGAAGGATTAAAACCCAAGGGCGTATTTGTTCGGAGAGGATCTGCGTGTATTCCTCTTAATGAAGCTGGTATCCGTGAGATGATCATGGAGACTTCCGGTAAATCTTATGAAGAATGCAGGAGCCTGAACCAGGAACTGACATTTGAGTCCTTTCAGGCTGAAATGGCAGCCCGAAATATAGAATTCGGTACCGCTCAGATGAAGACTCTGAAGATGATCGGGAGTGATGGGCTGTATACAAACCTTGCGCTTCTCCTGTCAGACCAATGTGTCCACACCATTAAAGTGGCGGTGTTTCAGGGCGTAGATAACGCAGTTTTCAGAGAAAGGAAAGAGTTTTCCGGTTCACTACTGAAGCAATTGAATGATGCATATCAGTTCCTTGACTTCTTCAATAAGACGGAAGCAACTTTTACGGGATTGAGACGTACTGATCAGCGGGATTATCCGGAGGAGACGGTCAGAGAAGCTTTGCTCAACAGCATCATACACCGGGATTACCTTTTCTCAGGAAGTACGATCATTAATATGTTTGATGATCACATGGAGTTCGTTTCTCTTGGGGGGCTGGTCAGAGGCATTTCAATGGAAGCAATCTTCATGGGTGTTTCTCAATCCCGAAATCCAAATCTGGCTGCGGTTTTCTATCGCCTTGGCCTGGTTGAGAGTTATGGAACAGGCATCAGAAAGATCATGAGGCTCTATCAGGGGTGTGAACACCAACCTATATTCAAATCCGCTGAAGGAGCCTTTACGGTGGAACTTTTCAACCGTAATGAGAATACGGAGAGTGAAGCGAATTCTGTTACTGACACCATGAACAGCCAAACTGAGCCTATGCATGAGATAGAAGAAATTCGAGCAGCTGTTTACCAGAAGGCGAAAGAGCAAGGCACGGTTACCCGCAAAGAAGTAGAACAGGAATTCGGCTTCGGTTCGACCAAAGCGTATAAAGTCTTAAAGGGTCTTTGCGAAGCAGGACAGCTGATGCAGAAAAAGAACGGAAATCGGACGGTCTATGTGCCAGTGACATGAAACCCAAACTATAAGAATCGATTATAACCCTGTCGGTCAAAAGCCGATGGGGTATTTTTATGCCCGGAAACAAGAGGAGGCACTATGCAAATCAAATGCGATAAGTGCGGTGCTGTGGCTGAGACGATCATGCCAGAGACAGCGAGGGATGACGATATTGAGCACACCTTCTTTCGCTGCCCGGACTGTAGAGAGGTCTACCCCATTGCCGCGACAGATGATGCACTCCGAAAGAGCATCGCGGCATATGACCGCAGGCGGCAGTTGATCCGCATAAAGTCTGTGACAGAACAGTTCCTCCAGGATACGGAGGCGCTGAAACAGGACAACCTGAAACGATGCAAGGAGCTGATGGAACAACATCCATTGGCTTCTTTTTTGGAGGCGGTGGCAAATGAATGAAGAATGGCGTCCGATACCCGGTTATGAGGGCTATTACGAAGTGAGCAACATGGGCAGAGTTAGAAGCCTGGACCGTTACACTAAATCAGGATGGGGAACCCCAGTATTTCATCCTTCTCAAATGATGAAATGCAGAGTGGTTAGCAACGGTTATCGTCATGTCAAGCTCACAAAAGATGGGCGATGTTGGGAGCCATTGGTTCATAGACTTGTGGCTGAGGCATTTCTCCCAAACCCGCAGAACCTGCCTCAAGTGAACCACAAAGATGGGGATAAAAGCAATGATATTGTTTCAAACCTTGAGTGGTGTACACATTCGGATAATCAGCTTCATAGCAGACGAATTCTGAAAAGAGTCTGTGGCTTACCCAGAAAAAGGGTCGAATGCATAGATACCGGAGAAGTGTTTGAAACAGCCCATCACGCAGCAAGGGCGTATAACCTTAATCCCGGTGGCGTCTTCTACGTTTGTGAGGGTAGGAATCGACACGCAGGCGGAATGCATTTCAAGTACGCAAATCAGTTGTGAGGAAGGAGGGATAAATCATGGCTGGCAGGATCCAGGGGATCACCGTCGAAATTGGCGGCGATACTACACGCCTCAGTAAGGCCCTGCAGGGTGTCAACAAGGACATCAAGAGTACCCAGACACAGCTGAAGGATGTCGAAAAGCTGCTGAAGCTTGATCCCTCCAATACGGAACTGGTCCGGCAGAAGCAGCAGCTTCTCGCGCAGGCCATCAAGGATACGAAGGAAAAGCTGGCTACGCTGAAAACAGCGGCGGAGCAGGCCAACGAGCAGCTTCAGAAGGGAGAGATCACCCAGGAGCAGTATGACGCCCTCCAGCGAGAAATCCAGGAAACGGAACAGCAGCTAAAGCAGCTCGAGGCCCAGGCATCCTCCACCAATGCGACCCTTGCCAAGATCGAGGAAGTCGGCGGGAAGTTTGAGCAGGTCGGCCAGAAGATCACCTCGGCGGGCAAGACGCTCACCACTCATGTGACCGCACCTATCGTTGGGCTCGGCACGGCGGCTGTGAAGACCGCTGCAGACTTTGATGAGGGCATGTCTAAGGTGTCCGCCATTTCCGGCGCAACCGGGGATGATCTGGATGCCCTGCGCACGAAAGCCCGTGAGATGGGCGCCAAGACTAAGTTCTCCGCAACGGAGGCGGCTTCCGCCTTCGAGTATATGGCCATGGCCGGTTGGAAGACCGGGGATATGGTTTCCGGTATCGACGGCATCATGAGTCTTGCGGCGGCTTCCGGGGAAGACCTGGCTACGACTTCGGATATCGTGACCGATGCACTGACCGCTTTTGGGCTGAAAGCAGAAGACTCTGGCCACTTCGCGGATATCCTTGCTGCAGCTTCTTCCAACGCCAATACCAATGTGTCCATGATGGGCGAAACCTTCAAGTACTGTGCGCCTATTGCCGGTGCCCTCGGTTTCTCGGCAGAGGATACGGCGGAAGCCATCGGCCTGATGGCAAACAGCGGTATCAAGGGCAGCCAGGCAGGTACAGCCCTCCGTACCATCATGAACAACCTGACCGGCGAGGTGAAGCTCTCCGGCAAGGCACTCGGTGATGTGACGATTCAGACCACCAATGCGGACGGCTCCATGAGAGACCTTTCGGATATCCTTTCCGACTGTCGGGGCGCGTTTGCGCAGATGACTGAATCGGAGAAGGCCAATGCGGCGGAAGCCCTGGTGGGCAAGAATGCCATGTCCGGTTTTCTGGCGCTGATGAATGCGGCTCCGGAGGATATCGACAAACTTTCCGGCGCAATCGACTCCTGTTCGGATACCTTTGTCAAGACCAAGGACGGAGCGATCATTCCCATGTCCGAGGCGCTGGAAAAGGGCATCGAATGGGTGGAGGAATACAATGGCGTCTCCGAAAAGATGGCGGCGACCATGCAGGACAACCTGAAAGGTCAGCTGACCATCCTGAAATCCCAGTTGGAAGAGCTGGCGATCTCTTTCGGTGAGCTGCTGATGCCCGCCATCCGTGCAGTGGTGAGCAAGGTGCAAGCCTTCGTGGACAAGCTGAACGGCATGAGCGAGGCACAGAAGAAGACCATCCTGAAGGTCGCGGCTCTTGCGGCTGCCATTGGCCCGCTGCTGGTCGTGCTCGGTACAGTCGTCACGAAGGTCGGCACAGCTATGAAGGGCTTTGCCAAGTTCGGCAAGGGCATTCTGAAAGTAACCAGCTTCGTGAAGAAGAGCGGGGGCGTGTTCAATGCGCTGAAGGTCGCTCTCGGGGGTGTGTCCGGTACAGTGCTGGCAGTTGTTGCCGTCATCGCTGTCCTGGTGGCCGCCTTCGTGAATCTGTGGAAGAACAACGAGGAATTCCGCAATAAGGTCACGGCCATCTGGGAAGGGCTGAAGGCGAAGTTCAAAGCTTTCTCTGACGGCATCGTACAGCGGCTGAATGCCCTGGGCTTTTCCTTTAAGGACATCACCGAGGTCATCAAGGCGGTATGGAATAAGTTCTGCGAGGTGCTGGCCCCTGTATTCGAGGGCGCATTCCAGGTGATCTCCACAGTATTGGGAACGGTGCTGGATGTGCTGCTTGGCCTCTTTGATGTGTTCAGCAATCTCTTCCAGGGAAACTGGTCAGGAGCGTGGGAAGCGGTAAAAGGCGTGTTCTCCTCGATCTGGGAGGGCATCAAATCGATCTTCTCCACAGTACTGGATACGCTCAAGGGTGTGGCAAATGTGTTCCTCTCCTGGTTCGACACGGACTGGGATACGGTATGGACGAGCGTAAAGACGTTTTTCTCCAATACCTGGAACAGCATCAAGACCTTTTTTATCAATACGATCAGCGGGATAAAAACTGTGGCAACCACGGTGTGGAATGCGATCTCCGGATTCTTCACGACAGTTCTCACCACGATAAAAACCACGTTTACAACGGTATGGACAGCCATTAAGACTACCGTGGTAAATCTGTGGAATGGATTGAAGACCACGGCCTCAACCGTATGGAATGGAATAAAATCCTTCTTCAGCTCTGTGCTGAACGGGATCAAGACTATTTTCTCTACGGTGTGGAATGCGATAAAGACAACCGTCACCACAGTGGTCAATGCGATCAAGACCCATATTTCTATCGTGTGGAACACGATCAAGTCCGTCATTTCCACGGTGATGAATGGGATCAAAACAGTGGTCTCTACAGCCTGGAATACCATAAAGACGAACGTCTCGACCGTGATAAATGGGATCAAAACGGTTATCACAACCGTATGGAATACGATCAAAACCGTGATCTCTACAGTGGTCAATACGATAAAGACCATCATCACCACGGTATGGAACGCTATCAAGGGCACGATCGATACCGTCACGGGTGGCATCCAGTCCGGGCAGATGACGGTGTGGGGTGCCATTAAAACGGTCATCTCCACGATCATCAATACTATAAAGACCATTATCACGACCGTCTGGAATGCCATAAAAACGATCATCACAACCGTGATGTCCGGCATCTCCACGGTCATTTCCACTGTGTGGAATACGATCAAGACCGTGGTCACCAATACGGTGAACGGAATAAAAACCGTGATCACTACGGTCTGGAATACGATCAAAACGACGGTCACGACCGTGGTGAACGGCATTAAGTCCGCCATCACCAATGCCTGGAATGCGATAAAAACCGTCGTGTCCACTGTGGTCAATGCGATAAAAACAGTGGTCACGACCGTGTGGAACGGGATCAAGACGACCGTCACGACCATCGGCAACGGGATAAAAACCACAGTCACTACAGCCTGGAATGGGATCAAGACCGGTGTAACCACAACCGTCAATTCGCTGAAAACCGGCGTGACGACTGCCTGGAACGGCATGAAGTCCGCTGTTTCCACGGCGACTGCGGCTCTGAAAACTGCAGTCACCACAACATGGAATGGCCTGAAGACAGCTGTCACAACAACGGTGAACAGCCTCAAAACCAGCGTGACTACCGCATGGAATGGACTGAAGACCTCCATCACAACGGCAATGTCCAGCCTGAAAACCAGCGTCACCACGGCTTGGAACAGTCTGAAGACTTCCGTCACGACGACGGTCAATAGTCTGAAAACCAGCGTTACTACTGCATGGAACGGGCTGAAAACCTCTGTCACTACGGCGGTAAACAACCTTAAGACTTCGATCTCTACGGCATGGACGGGCATCAAAACGTCTGTGTCCACAACGGTCACCAATCTGAAAACTTCTGTGGTGAACGGCTTCCAGGGGATGCTTACCAGCATTTCCTCCAAGGTGCAGAGCATCAAGACGGCGATCTCTAATGCCTTTACCGGAGCGAAGACGGCTGTCTCCAATGTGGTCAGCGGTGCAGTCTCCTGGGGTCGGGATCTGGTGGGCAATATCGCCTCCGGCATCCGGAACGCGGCAAGCACGGTCACTTCGGCTGTGTCCAACCTTGCGAGTAAGATCCGCTCCTTCCTGCACTTCTCTGTGCCGGATGAAGGACCTCTGGCGGACATGGAGAGCTGGATGCCCGACTTCATGAGCAATCTGGCAAGCGGCATCAACAGCAATGTGTCCCTAGTGGAAACGGCGGCGAGCGGGCTTTCCACGACGCTTTCCAATTCCATCACGACCTCTATGGCAGCGGTGCAGACGGCTTACACCAATGCCTGGACACAGATCGCCACCAGAACCACAACAGCCGGGACGCAGGTCGCTACGGCGGTCCGCACGCTCTGGACGCAGGTGCAGACAGCAACCGCGACCAGCTGGACAGCGATCCGGACGGCCGTACAGACTGCGGTGATGGGCATTACGACGGTGATCCAATCCTCCGGGACCGGCATCCAGTCTGCCGTCAACGCCACCCTTACCTCTATGAAGTCCGCTGTCAGCAAAGTGAGTGCGGAGATCGGCAAAACCATGTCCACGGCATGGAGCGGCTCCAATGGTGACACCGGGTCTATGTGGAAGCAGATGCAGGGCACAATCAGCTCGGTCTGCTCATCCATGCGATCGACGGTAACAACGGCCGCCAGCGTGATCAAAAACACCATCGCTAATACCTGGACGGCGGTTAACAGCAACACCACGACCAGCTGGAACAGCATCAAGAACACGATTACCTCTGCGCTGACGGCGATCCGTACTGCGGTGACCACGGCCATGACGGTAATCAAAAACACCATCGCCAATACGCACACAGCCATCATCTCCAATACGACCACGAGCTGGACGACCATTAAGACGACCATCTCCACGGCGTTGACCGAGATGAAGAATAAAGTCACGGAAGTGTTGGCAGCCATCAAAAAGCTCTTTTCCGATACGTTCACAGAGATTGCGAACATCGTGAAAAACAAGATGGCAGATGCCAATACCAACATGACCAATGCCCTGAACACGATGAAAACCAATGTGTCCACGGCGTGCTCGGCGATCAAGACCAGCGTCAGCTCCTACCTTAGCATGGGCAGCGATGCCTACCAATGGGGCCGTGACATTTGCATCCAGATGGCGGCAGGCATTAACGCTGAGGCATGGCGGGTGAGGAGTGCGGTGAGCAATCTGGCTTCTGCGGTTGACAACACCCTCGGCTTCTCGGTACCGGAGGAAGGTCCCCTTTCTCACGCGGATGAGTATATGCCTGACTTCATGAAACTCATGGCGGAAGGCATCGAGAAGAACGCTAAGGTGGTCATGTCCGCTGTGCGAGGCCTGTCCGACTCCATGAGCGGTGTGTTTACCGGTCTCTCTATCCCGGAGGTCAATGCTGGTCAGCTGGCGCTGGCTGGAGCAGGAGGCGGCACAGTCAGCAACTCCAAGACCATCAACATGGGCGGGCTGACGGTCAACGTCAACGGCTACAATGTCCAGAACGATGATGATCTTGCTGACAAGGTCGCAGACCGCATCAATGCGATGCTGAACGAAGACGACTCGGTGTGGGGCAGATAAAGCCCTGCATCGGGCCTTTACATATTTTGCTTTTCACACCCTCAACAGTAAAGGGTGTAGGGAAAGCAGAAAGGAGAAAACCGATGCAGAGAATGCCGACATTATCAGAGACTGATCTGTCTCTGTTTGAACTGAAAACCAGATACGTCCGCAACTACCTGACTTTTGCCGGGAAGAACAGCAAGGACTTCCTGCTCTATATCTCCGGCCCAGCTGTGTATGACAGCCCCGCTGTAGATGTGGAACTCCAGACCGTCCCCGGCAAGAACGGTGAGCTGATCCGGGAGAACGCCAAGGCAGGAGAGCGAAGGTTCAAAAACCTCGACATCAGCTATGATGCCTTTTTCTTTGGCTCCCTGCCGCCTCGAACAGCTGCGGTTAAGAGCTGGCTGCTGTCCCCCGTGGGTTATCAGGTACTCCATGACACCTACGATCCGGACTTCTTCCGGTTGGCTTTCTGTAAGGATGCAGTCTCCTTCGAGCCCAAGCGGAACAAGGGAGCGACCATGAAGCTGACCTTTCATTGTCAACCCCAGCGGTGGAGCGTGGAGGGGCAGCGGAAGATCAAACTGGCGGAGAGCGCCACACTGCGCAATCCCTATGATTTCCCGGCAAAGCCCATCATCCGGGTCTATGGCAGCGGAGAGGGCAAACTCTATGTCGGCGATCAAACAGTAAGCATCCTTGCTAACGATGGGTATATCGATCTGAACTGCGAGACACACAATGCCTACGACGCCCAGGGCTTCTGCAATGGGTATGTCAAAAGCGACGACTTCCCGGATCTGAAGCCGGGCAGAAACACGATCTCCTGGAGTGGGAAGATAACAAAGGTCGAGGTCACACCAAGATGGTGGACGCTGTAAGGAAGGAGGAGCGCAGATGATCCCGTGTCTGTTTAGAGAAACAGAAGAACAATTTAATACCAACGGCATCGGGAAGCTCTGCGACGCTTTTTCCTGCTTTGTGACCGAGAAGCGGAATGGCAGCTACGAGTTAAAACTGGGCTACCCATCAGACGGCATCCATGCGGAAGACCTGGTGGAAGGAAACATCATTCTTGCCAAACCTGCAGAACGGACGACCGCACAGCCCTTCCGGATCTATAAGATCACGACTCCGTTGACAGGGCTTCTTGAAATAAACGCTCGCCACATCCAGTACCAGGAGAACTTTATCACAGTTTCGCCCTTTTCCGCTGTTGGTTCTCAGGCGGCAATGGCGGCCATTTCTTCCCATGTAACCACGGCTTGCCCGTTCTCTTTCTGGACGGACATTGACAGTTCCGCTACTTTCACAATAACCTCTCCTGCAACCGTCCGAGGCTGTCTCGGTGGTATGGACGGCTCTATGCTGGATACTTACGGCGGGGAGTACGAGTGGGATATGTACACAGCAAAACTTCACGGGCACCGAGGAGCCGATCACGGAGTGAAGATCGTGTATGGCAAGAACCTCATAGCCTTCAAGATGGAGCGGAACATCGAAAACATGATCACCGGGGTGCATCCCTACTGGAAGCATTCAGAGGACGGCACACTTAAGGAGCTGCCGGAAAAGGTGGTTACAGTAGAGGGCGAGTGGCACTACGAAAAAATCTCCGTTCTGGACTGCACCAGCCAGTTTGAAGAAGCTCCGACCGATGAACAGCTCCGCAACTATGTCAAAAGCTATCTGAAGAACACCAGTCTGACCGAGCCGGATATCGATATCAAGATCGATTTTGCCCAGCTATGGCAGCTCCCCGGTTATGCGGATATAGCGGAAGCGGAAAGGGTAAGCCTGTGCGATACGGTCCATGTGTATATATCGAAGCTGGGCATCGAGGTTAGTTGCAAGGTTACGGAGACAGAATATGACGTGCTGCTGGAGCGGTACAAGAGCATCACGCTCTCCAATGCGTCCGTCTATTCCAGAAATTCTTCTTTAAGCGGCAGTCTTGGCTCTATGCGCGATGAAGCGCAGATCGCAACGGAAGCTATCAACCGTGTGGAGACGCAGGTGACTGACGTGCGGACACTGACGGTGCAGCAGGAGTATTTCAACAACCTGGCGTCCGGGCTGTTCGGCTTGCATTATTCCTCCGGCCTGGAGACAGACGGCAGTACCATCCGGTATGCCCACACCAGTGAGCGGATCGAGGACAGCGCTTACGCATGGAAGAGCGGGATCAACGGATTTTTCATCTCCACGGACGGTGGCCAGACCTGGCGGCATGGCTGGGACACAGAGGACAAGGTAGTCAAGACCGCTGTGGAAGCGGTCGGCGTAAACGCCAACATCCTCGGCTCTGGCACGCTGCGGACAGCCCTTGTGAAGATCCTCGGAACGGAGCAATTCTATTGGGAGAACGACGCCATTGTGATGGTCAGCCCGGCAGATAATACCAAACTCATCAAGATCGGCCAGTACTTGCCTGATACCTACGGAATTGCCGTCAGCAGCAACAGCGGCGAGACCTGGACTCCGGCTATTGATTTCACTGGTGTGCGAGGCGGAGATGGCGGCGGGCAGACCATCATCTATCAGGAGAGTATTACAAAACAGGAGCTTGCACCATCGAACCCTTCTGTGAATGATCTATGGATCGATACCATCCTGCATCGGCTGAAGATGTGGGACGGAACAGAATGGATCAACATCGGCTACGAGCCGCCCGATGATCCCACACCGATAGAACCGGATGAGCCCGGCGATGATGGCGGAGAAGGCGAAGTTACAGGGGGATCCGGCGACGGAAATCCCGGAGGCGAAGGAAACGGCAATGGCGAAACTGGTAGTGAAGGAGGGGCCAATGGAGAAAACGCAGAACCCGGCACAGATCCGGAGGAAGGAGGCGGTGAACCTTGACGATTTATCAGGATGTTGAGCTTTCGATGACAGGGCATCTGGTTCCTCCTGTTGTCCATGTAAAGCAGTATGACCACAAGGCGAGGAAGGTACGCTGTCAGCTGTATACCAATTCCCTGGAATACACGCCGCCTAACAATATCATCCTCGTGTACTCCGGAACTCGTCCGGACGGGAAGTTTTTTTCCTACAGTTCGGAAACCAGTGATCTGATCACTCGTAACGGTGGAACGGTCATCTTCACAGTAACGGACTTCATGACAAAGGCTTCCGGCCGGTATCCTGTGGACATTGTGCTGATGGATGAAGATGGTGATGTCCTTGGTGCGTTCTGCCTGACGCTATATGTGGAACGTGCTGCGGTGAAGAACTGTAAGGAAGCTAC